AGGTGGATTGGGATGCTGAGATGGACGCCGCCAATGACGCCGCGCTGGCGCAACGGCTCGCGGCGGCACTAGTCGAGCGCGTGAAGGCGGAAACGTCCGGTGAAAAACTACCGGGCTTTCCGGCGCTTGATCTGGAGGCATTGCGCGCCGCCGCACTGGAACAGGCGCAGACGGTGGTGGCGGCAAATCGTATCAAATACACGGAGCGGATGATTGCTAAGGCGCAAGCGGAGTTTAATAAGGCATTGGTAAGCGCCGAGTATGCGAAGCAGGCACCACAACGGGAGGCCGAGGCCATCATCCGCGCCCATTCGCCGATCATCGCGAAGCTAAACCTTCCAGATGCCGTGCGGAAGGCCGTGCGCGACCTGTTCACCGAGCAGTTCCGAGCCAATCCGGAGCGCAATCAGGCGACATTTGAGCGCGACATGACCGCGCTGGGCGTTCCGGCGGAAGCCGCCACCCGCCTTTACCAGATTGCCAACACCCATCGCGGCATCCGCGAAGCCGCGCAGAAGCTCGCGCAATACCAGCGCGCGACCGGCAAGGGCGCGCAGCGGCAGGCTATGAGCGACGAGATGAAGGCGGCTGAGGAATCCATCCGCAACATCCTGATGAACAAAGGACGCCAGACGTGGGATCAGGTGCGCGACAATCTCATCAACGGCGCGCTCAACCGGATACCTTTCGCCACGATTGCGGACAGGGACGCAGCGGCAGATGCCATGATCGCCGACTTCAAGGCGCGCATGGAAAAAGCGAAAACATCGGCGCTTAAAGCACTCGACAGGGGTACTCCTAAAGAACGACAGAAGGCCAAGACCATTAACGAAAAGCTGTTCAAGTTGTTTGAGCTTGGCGCGCTGGACGATGCCGCAGCCTCGCGTGTGTTCATGGAGAAAGCCGGGGTGCAGGAGTTCACTCCAGCCTTCCGCGACAAGTTAAAGAAAATGTATGAGGGTGCGGAAACTGCGCCGGAAGGGATGCCGCGTGAGCGCATCCTTGGCAACATTGCGGTGGAACTTGCTTTGGCGAATCCCAAGACGTTTGGATTCTGGTGGAACCTCGCCATGTCGATCAGCTACGGCAACATCCTTGGCGCGTTCACGACGATCTTCGTCAACAATCCTCTCGGTTCGGCTGCTACTTCCGGCGAGATGACGCTGATGAGCGCGCTGTCCAACAAGGGCGCACGGCGCGAGACATTGAAAGGCGCGGTCAAGACATGGGCGCGCTCGTTTGGCGACGGCGTTGCTATGATGCGCGACTTGTGGAGCACTGGCGAAAACCTGCAAAAGATTACCCAGTTCGACTCCGCGCTGGTCAACAGTCCGGTGGAGTTGCTGGCAAAGATGGCGGAAGACCCGGCGTTTCCGAAGAAGTTCCGTGGCGCTGCCAAGGCGGTGTCACAATACAAGTGGATCATGCGCGCCATGATGGCGGCGGATGCGGTGATTCGCTGGCCAGCGCGCGAGGCTGCTCGTTTCACACAGGCCGCTGCGCTCGCCAAAGAGACGCGCCGACCGGGACAATCACTGGAGGATGCGGTGGATGAACTGAACTATCCCGGTGGACGGCAGGCGGCAGTCAGGGAAGCACGCGCACAGGCGTCACAGGAACGCAAAGACGGCACGTTGAAAACCAAGCTGGACGAACGGCTGCGCGTCATTCAGCTACTCCAATCCAAGCTGTCGCCGGAAGGAACGGAAGCAGCCACGGAATCCGACGAACTGGCAAACTACGGATCGTTGCTGAACGACCAGCCGCAAGACTTCATCGGCGTCATCGCCAGCGCCATTCTCAAGATTGCGTTTCCGAGCAACACCAAGACCGACATCCAAAAGGCTCTCGGCGGCGCGGCGCAACCGTTTGTGCGCTTTGTCCGCACCAGCGCCAACGCCACCCGCGTCATGCTGGACTACTCAATTGGCTACGGAGCGTTCCGTTACATGACGCGCAACTGGCCCGTCATCGGAGCGGAATCGCTGGCCGGTGGGGCGAATCTGGTTGAGGGCCGCGCAGGCGACCGTCTCACCCAAGTCCGCATCCAACGCGCCTATCTCGGCATCGCGCTCTACGCTGGACTTGCGGCAATCTACGCTGCCATCGACGATGACGACGAAGACCCTTACATTGACTTTATCGGCAGCGGACCAACTACACCAGATGAGCGCAGACGCGTGCGTGAATCTGGCGTGCGCCTCAATTCGATCAAGATTGGCAATACCTACATTCCGACAAGCGTAGGCCCGTTGCAGCCGTTGGCTGGAATCATCGCACCGTTCCAACGGATGCGGGACAATAAGAAGTGGCCGAAGGGAACGAGCGATATTGTCGGTGAGAAAGTGCCGGAGTTGGCTGGCGTAGCCGTTGCTAAAGGCATAGCCGACGCTGTGATGAATCAATCTTTCACTCGCTCGCTGGCCGACTTACTCACGATCATCAACACTGGCAAAACGTCATTCGGGGAGGATAAGTGGGAGTTCGCCGGAAAGAACGTGGCGCAGTTTATTCCCGGAAATCTTCGCGGACTCTCGCAACTGGATGAAATTGTCAGAGGCAAGAAAGAACGCGCCGATGGATTCTTCGACACCGCCACCAACGCCATCGCTTTCTATGCGCCCAACGGTCGCGCCACCACAATCCTTGGTGACGAAGTGGATGCCGGAAAGTCCGTGGCACAAAAGGCAGGCGAAAAGGTTTTCCAGTTCACCACGCTGGCCGATGACAAGACGCTGCAATTCGTGGTGAAAAACGGTTTGTCTATCCCTGACAGGCAGCCGAAACCAAGTGACGGAAAGCGGCAAACCTATCCTGAGTATTCAGCCTACATGCGCGAGAGCGGAAAGATGATGCGGAATTGGCTGGAAACGAAGAACCCTGAAACCGGCAAGACAGGCATGGAGATGTTGCAGTCAATTCCCGACGAAGCTCCCGGCAAGAATGGCAGGCCAACCAATCCAAGGCGGAAGGCGATGAATGATCTGTGGGTAAAATTCCGCAGAGTTGCGCTGATGAAGCAATGACCGCCGCGCCGCCAAAAGTCCCGAAAGGCAAACGCTACGCGCACGGCTGCATTTTCCCGGAGGAGTGGAAGGATTGGCACCTCTACCTTTACCAATTCGGAATGGAGAAAGGGGAAATAAAGCTGAGTTGGTTCAAAAAGCTCGTCGCGGAGTTATGGCCGGACCCGATTTTCATTTGGGACGAGTGGAGCGACTTGTATTTCGGCGCGCTGTGCGGGGCGAAGGACACCGTTCAGCGGGTGAGCGGCAAGGTGTTTGAGTCGGACATCGCGTGGCAGCGCAATGCGATATTCACGGGCGCTTCCTCGACCGGCAAGAGCGCGCGCGCCGCAATGTGGGCGCTGTGCTTTTGGCTGTGCGCGCAGGAAAGCACCGCCACCATCCTGACCTCGACCAGCGTGGACATGCTTGCCCGACGCATCTGGAGCGACATTCAGACGTGGATTTCCAACAGCACACAGGAATTGCCATTGCGCTCTATTCCGTCCGATTTGGAGATTCGCTGGAACGACAACGACCGGAAGCATTGCATCTTTGGTGTGGCGGTGAAAAGCGGCGGTTCGCCTCAAGAATCAATCGACCGCATCAAGGGTATTCACGCCAAGCGCATCCTTGTCATCATTGACGAGATGACGAGCGTGCCAGACGCCATCGTGAAGGCGTGCCGAAATCTGAACAAGGGCACAATGGAGTATCAGCTAATCGGACTCGGTAACGCCATTAGCATGAGCGACCCGCACGGCGAACGTAGCGAACCGTTGGCCGGCTGGAACAGCATCACGGTGGAAGATAAGTTCTGGCTGACGAAATACGGCTGCGCGGTTCACTTCGACGCCTTCGATTCGCCCGCGATGCGCGACCCGGAACGGTTTCACTTCTACCCGAACAAACAGGCGCTCGAAGAAGAAGCGCGCGAGGTCGGCGGTCTGAACTCGCCGGAAGCATGGAGCGGCATCCGTGGCTTCTGGCCGCCAACCGGGCTGTCCAATACCGTGATGGACGAGGCGTTGCTGAACCAGTTCAACACGCGCGACAAAGCCGTGTGGAAGGCGCGCTGGACGATGGCGGCGACGCTGGACCCGTCATTCGAGGGCGGTGACAGGCGCGTGTTCTACCCGTTTCGCTGGGGCGAATACGCCAATGGTGTGACCGGACTGGAGTTTCTTGCGCCGCAGATTGTCGAGGTGGACATGACGCAGGATAAGCGCTGGATTCACTACCAGATTGGCGATGCCGTGGAGCGGATGTGCAAGGAGTATAAGGTGGACGGTAATCCCACACCGATCTTGCCAGAGAACTTCATCATGGATGTCACCGGAGAAGGCGGCGGTCTTTTCAGCATCATGTCGGGCCGTTGGAGTCCGCTTATTCAGTCATGCGAGTTTGGCGGGGCTGCTGAGAAAGTGCAGATTGCGCCGGATCGACCGACAACGTGGTATGAACTTTACGCCAACCGCGTAACGATGCTGTGGTATGCGTTCCGGCGCTTTATCGAGGGCGGACAGATTCGCGGGCTGACCGACGCGGGAACGATTACCGAGCTGACAAGCCGCAACAAAAAGACCAAGGGCGCGAAGATTCAGGTCGTTCCAAAGGGCGAGATGAAGCTGTCTAAGAATAAATCGCCTGACCGAGCCGATGCTGCCGTGATAGCAGCGGAGTATTTGCGGCGGAAGGGCGTTCAACCGGCGGGAACTACGGGCGGAAGCGTGCTGGTGGACGCTGCCGCTTGGAACACCCATGCCGACAAAGTGAATTTGGAGGAAACGGAAGGCGACTACGAAGATTCGACCGCTGCTTTTGCAATATGAATGAGATGACCCTGACCAACAGAACGATGGTTCCGCCCGGCGGATACCCGTTCAAACACTCGACTACCGGCCACAATTTCAACAGCGGCACCTACAATATGCTGCTTTGGCAGGTTCGCGACTACTGCGCGGCCAATGGATTGCCGCCCATTCCAGAGGCGGACATCGAGCAATACATCTGTGAACAGCTTGGACCGCAGACCGCGCGCCGATTCTGTTCCGGTGACGGCATCTCAGTGAGCGGAGTGGACCTGCAATGGAGCGATATTTGGGCAGGGACGAAGGTGCTGGCGTCTTTTATCGTTGGAGGCCGCAAGACCGTTGACAGAGAAGAAGCCGAGCGCCGGGCGCAAATCTGCTTTCTGTGCAGCCGCAACGCCAAATACTCCAAGCCTTGCGGTGGCGATTGCCCGGAACTGGCCGATACCGTTGCCGCGATTGTCGGAGGCGAAGGAACTACACGGGATTTGGACCTTCACGCCTGTTCAGTGTGCAAATGCAGCAACAAAGCTCAGGTTTGGGTGCCGATTGAGCACCTAAAACGCGGCGTGACGCCGGAAATGATGCCGCTTTTCCCGCCAAAATGCTGGAAACGGCAGGGAATTGAGGCTTTGGACGCGGAAACCGTTTGACTATTTACGCGAACAACGTAAAAACTCACCACCGATGCCAACCAAAGAGCCTCCAGACGGAAGACTTGCCGACCTAAGTGAGTCTGGGAAGCCGGTAAAATCGCGCGTTTCAGACCCGAAGCACGCGCTGAAAATCTGTCAGCGGTTTGTCAATGACGACAGACTCAGGGCCGCTCGTCGCGCCAAGGTGCAGGGCGCATTTGACGGGAACGCCCCAAAGGCGCAAGGCGATCTTGTCAGGGCCGGGCGCGGCAACGACTCCAATCTAAACTTCAAGCGGCATCGCGGGAACATTATGAACGCTTGGACGCCGTTCTTCGACATGGTGTGCGAAGTTCCGCTTTGTATCGACGGCGATTTGGACTACGGCGATGCGGCACAGGACGCGGAATTGATGCGCGGGTTTGCTGAGTATTTTCACAGCATGGTTTTCAACTGGCGCGGGTTTGACGACATGAGCCAACTTTGCGACCTGCAAATGCTGCTCCACGGTCCCGGCATTTTGGCGTGGGAGGATTCGTTGGATTGGCGACCAAAGGCAATTCTGGCCGGGAACATCTACTTTCCAGACGGCACCGAGCTTTCCTTGGACAACTGCGAGATGGCGATGGTCTTCACGCCAATGAGCGCCGGTCAGCTTTGGCGCAAGATCGAGGATGAAAAAGCGGCGAAAGCAGCGGGATGGAATGTCGAGGCGGTAAAGTCGGTAATCATGGATAGCGCCACGACCGGCAGCGAAGCCTACGGTTGGAACAGGGAATGGCAGCGGTGGAATCAGGCGTTCAAGAACGGCGACATTTACATCACGCAGACGCAGACCAAGCGCATCCAGCTTTCCACGTTGTTTGTCGAGGAAATGGACGGAACGATTTCTCAAAAGATCGTTCCGGCAAAAGAGGGGCAGGCGGATTTCGCGTTCATCTTTGACAGCCAAAGCCGATACGAAGGATGGGACCAGTGCATTTGCTTGTTTCCCTACGACATTGGAGCCGATGGAACGTATCATTCAATCAAGGGGCTAGGGACGGACATCTACCCGTTCTGCGCGTTACTGAACCAGATCGACAACAGCATTGCGGACCTTGTGGTAACGGGCATTAAGCCGATGTGGCAACCTACCACAAACGCCAAGCTGGAAGACTTCAAGATGGTCAAATGGGGCGGCGGCAACTTCATCCCGAACGGAATCAATCCGCTCCAGTTGAACATGAGTCAGGGGATCAACCCGGCACTGGAAGTCTCAGCAGCGTTCACGCAAACGCTGACGCAAAACACCGCCGCATCGAATCAGCAGGATTTGGGCGCTCCTACGGTGGAGGAAACCGCCAAGGGAGCGATGATTCGTGCCGCCGAGCGCGCAAAAGTTTCCAAGGGGCTTCACAACCGCTACATGCGATGCAAGGACCGGCAGTATTCGGAGATGTGGAGGCGGGCGACAAACCCTGACTTGAAGCCGTGGCATCCAGGCGCAAAAGAGGCGCTCAAGTTTCAGGAACGCTGCTACAAACTTTGCGACAAGCTAGGCGTGGAGCACAAGGCATTGCAGGCGGTGACAGGCATCCGCGCCAACCGTTCGCTTGGACTTGGCAGCGCTGCTATGCGTATCGAAATCGTCAATCAGCTTATGGCGAACATCGACCGATTTGATGAGGTCGGGCAGAACGAAATCAAGAGGCAGTTCGTTTCGGTGATGACGAGTTTCCACAGTGTCGATTCCATCGTGCCAAGCCTGACAACCGGGCGCGATGCCACAAACGACGCGGCGCTGGCTGCACAGGAGGACAATGGATTCTCCATGCTGGGCGAGGAAGCGGAGGCGATGGTGGTTCCGGGGCAGAATCACGTCATTCATCTTGAGGTCCATATTCCGTCCATGCAAAAAGACATGGCGATGTGCCAAGCCGGAGAACAGGAACCGGAAGAGTGCGACAAGCGCTTGGAGGCGAAGGGCAAACACGCGGGTGAACATCTTGCCAAGCTCGCCGGAAATCCGACGCGCAAACGCGAATACAAGCAGTTCAAGATGGCGCTGGATGAGCTGGCTGCGTTCAAGGATCAGCTTGAAGCCATGCTTGAGCAACAGCAGGCCGACGCGCCTCCGCCACCTGACCAACCGACGCCGGAGATGGCGAAGGTTCAGGGCAATCTTGCCATCAAAGCCGAGAAAGAGCAGGCCACGATGCAACTGCGCGAGCAGAAACAAGCGTTTGACCAGCAGATGAAGTTGCAACAGTCGCAATTCGACAAGGCGTTGGCCGATGCGAAGGCGGCAGCGGACATCAACCGCTCCACGGCAGAGAGTCGCGCTTATACGGCGATGGATATGGCAAAAGCGGAAACCAACACCACCGATGAGTAAATGACCAAGGCAGATTTCATTAAGGAGTGGGGCGCGGACTGGCGCAAACTGGCGGGCAAACCGATCTTCGCGGCGCTGCTATCAGCGATAGACGACGAAAGCCCTTCGCGCATCATTGCGGCACGGAGCGATGCGGACGTTCTGCACGGCGGACCTGTGCTCGCCGCTGAGATTCGAGGGCATGAGCGGTTGCGAGCGTTTCTAGTTTCCCTTTCGACGGAGCAGGAAAAACATTTTGAACCAGACGACAAATTTGCAGAAACCGAAAAAATATGAGTACCACAATTGCGGAATTACCACCAGCCGAAAACAAGACAAGCCCGTTTCATGCGGCGCTAGAAAACGCGTTTAAGGGGGATGAGGCGTCTCCAGTTGAAACCAAAACGGAAGCAGCCCCAAAGCCTGCCGAGGTCGTCAAGGAAAGCGCAAAGTCGGTTCCTGACGCCCTATTCAAGAAGCCGGAAGCCGACGCAAAATCAGCGGACGAACCTCCGCAAACAAAGGTCGCTGCGGATGAAATCACCGAGCCGCCAAAACTGGACGCCAAAGGTAAGGCAGGATGGGAGGCATTGAAGAAAACGGCGCGCGAAGAATCTACCAAACGTGCGGAACTGGAGAAGCAAATCGAGGAATGGAAGTCCAAAGGCCGCGATCCCGAGACGCTGGAAAAGCAGCTTGCCGAGCGCGATAAGAAGCTGTCCGAATACGAGTCGAAAGTGGCGCGGGTTGACCTGGAATCGAGCGAGAGTTTCCAGCGTGAAATCGTGGAGCCGCGCAACCGCGAGATGCAACGCGCCAAAGCGTTTGCCGAGGAAATCGACGCAAACCCAGAGGAGCTGACAGATGCGCTATCGCTGACCGGCAAGGCACGGGCTAATGCGCTGCGCGACCTTGGGCTTGACCTTGACCCGGTGCAAAGCGGTCGGCTTGGTCGCATTATCGAAAAGATGGACGAGCTGCATGAGCGCGCCGAGTCGGAACGGGCCAACGCCAAGACGTATCTGGAACAGCGCACGGAACGCGAGCGATTGGACAAGCTGGCTGAGCATGGCGAGTTCGTTAAAACCAAGTTCCTGCAATTCGAGGACGCGACTAAACGGCTGCGGGCGAAGCTGGAAATCCTCAATCAGGTTGACGGGCATGATGAATGGAACACAAAGTCAAAGGCCGTGGTGGAAAGCGCCCGCGCCTACATTCAGGACAATCCCTACGCCGATGTGGAGGCGGTGATTAAGGCCAAGGCGATGCCGGTTTATCGCGAACTGTTTCTGGAGACTCGCGAGCGCGAGGCTGCGCTGGAATCCAAAGTTGCTGAAATGGAAAAGGAACTGAAAGCGATTCACGGGCGCTCGCCGTCGCTGACGCAACGCGGAGCTGCGGCAACCACCGGAAATCCAAAGCCATTTAGCTCCATGATTGCGGAAGCGTTTGGGCAATGAACACAATGAACACAATGAACACAATGAACACAATGAACACAATGCAAGACATACCGACCCCAAGCTCAGCGACTGCGGAGGCGAGTCCGCGAGCCGAAGCAGTTCGCTGGAGCGCATGGTTAGGCGACGTTGGGGAGATTCCGACATGGCTCGATTGCGGAAAGAGGGAATGTTGTATCGGCGTGAGGGAGATAAATCAGAAGTTCATTGTTGAAGCAAAGTGCGGTTCTGACATGGAACCTGAACTGGCGATGAATTGGAACTTTTGCCCTTGGTGCGCGCTACCTAGCCCATCCATTCTTCGCAAGTCCGAGGAGCCGACCGAAACAGAGAAATCGCTGATTCTCG